GCCTACATCCTGAACACCAATGCTATGATGTTCGTCAGTTCGTCAACCAAGGAGATGCGTATGGCCAACCAGATCAAAGATGTCCTGAGCCGAGCAGGCTGGACCGCTGCGCAAGCGTTCCTCGCCACGTTCGCAGTAACGGACCTCTCCACTGCCCGCTCCGCTATCGTTGCGGCTGTGGGCGCAGCGCTCTCGGTCCTCAAGACCTTCACAGCGCAGAAGGTTGAGGCCCGCAAGGCGGTCTGACCGCTGGAGGTGCTCATCTTAGAACGAGGCCCGGATCTTGCCCCTGTCAGGGTAGATCCGGGCCTCTTTCTACGTTTCCGGGCTGAAACTTGAATTTCACCCTTGTAATTGAAAGTCTACCGACCGAGCTGGCCGAAGGGAGGGATGACGCCCATCTCACGCAGCTCGGAGATGGTGGGCACGTTCTCCGCACCGACGCTGCTGCGCAGGCGCTGGAGATCCTCCTCCACGATGTCGAGCTGGCGGAACACTTCACCTCTTGACCGCTGTGGGTCAACGATCTCGAAGTTGATACCGAACAGGGTGCGCAGCAGGCGGGCCTTGGCCCGGTCCGCTTGTCGGTCGCCGGTCTCTCGGGTCATGTCCCGCCAGAACCCCTCGGACTTCTGGAGCCAGGGGCTCGATGCGGTGGCCAGGCTGCTGAGGATGTCCCGCTCGTCCACGGGGGCGCCGGTGAACAGGTCTTGCTCGAACGCCTGCTCGGCGATGACCTTGATGACCTCGGTCACACCGCCACCGGGGATCCCGAGGAGCTGGCGCCAGCCCTCGCTCGCCTCGTCGGGCGTGAGGCTGTCCGGGAACAGAGCGCTGAGTCCCGGCAGGGTCGAGAGAGCGGATGTGTAGGGCTGGACGGTCTCGAACGCCGCCTGCGAAGGCAACTCGATCGAAGCGAACAGCGCCGAGTCGGGTTCGATCCGAAGAAGGTCACCGATGATGGATGGGAGCGACACGCCGCCCTGATCCTCGATCCACTGAGGGATGGCCCGGTTGTTGTTCAGCCATTCCTGATCCTGGCCCGTGTTGGCCACTGCCTGCTGTCCACGGGTCGCCGTGAGCAGCTTGCGGGGCTCCTGGATGATGGCCTGGAACTGGAGGGGCGTGTTCTTGCGTGTGAACGTGTAGAACGGCATGATTCGGCGGAAGATGTTGCGTTCGACGCTCGTCAGGTCGCCGTAGTCGAACAGATGCTTCTTCACCGAGAGCATTGCGCCCGTTGCGTCGTATCCCTCGTCGATCTTGCCCAGGAAGTGGGCCATGCGAGCGTTGGACTCGATCGAGTGGCCAATCTGGCCCCCGATGCGGATGATTCCGAGTTCCTCGGGGTTCTCGAACACCCGGCTGATGAGACCACGTCGTTCCGAGGAGGAAAGGCTGGCCATAGCGTTGGAGTGGAGGTCGGTCTTGAAGAAACCGGAGGAAATGACTCCCTGGTCCCTCATCAGGAGGATGCTGGCCACGTCATCGTCGGTCAGGCCGTGTTTTTTGGCCACCTGGCGCAGCGCACGCTCGAACACGGGCGTGTCCATGATGGATTCACGGGCCGTACGCTCGGCGGCGATGCTTCGGGTCTCCCCGAGCGCCTCGTCGGCCGTCTGGGTCTTCCGGAACAGCTCGGCACGCCCTCCACCGGGCGTCTGAGGCTCCAATGCACGCCCCAACATGCCTTCTCGGCCTCCTGTGCCCTCCCGACGGACGGCTGGGGGCAGCTCTGTGGGCACGTCCCGGCTTCCCAGGGGTACCCGTGGTGCGCTGGGGCCCAGAGGGGGTCGAACGCCGGAGACGGCGTCTGAGGGGGCTCTGCGGGCAAGGCCGATTGCCTCGCTCTGAGCATCCCGGATGGCTGACTGGTACTCGGCTGCCTTATTGTAGTGGACGATGTTGATGCCACCGGCCAGCCAGTTGTTGAAGATGTTGCCGGTGGTGTTCCGAGCGTGGAATCCCATGCTGAACGGCAGGGCCACGGTGGCCTGCGCCTTCCACAGGGTCTGCCACTGATCCATGAAGCGAGCGAACCCCTGCACGGAGTCCGGGTTGCGGAGCACCACGGTGTCCAGGCGCTTGAGTTCGGGCACCAGGTCGGGCGGAACCCAAAGGTTCCGGTTGTTGATCTGGACGAAGTCGTACCCCAGGTCCGCTGCCTGCTGGCGCACGGTGGACTCCACGCCTTCGAGTATGAGGGGCGTTCCGTTCTCTGGGTCGATCAGGACTCGACTGAGGTCGTCCACCATCGTGTCGAGGTTGACCGCTCGACTTGACTCAATGACGTCAATGGCCACCAGCTTGGCGGGGTTCATCTCCAGGGCGTTCTCGACGTCGGCGAGGCCCTCGATCTTGCGGGCCTCAGCGTTGCTCTCCAGGATGCTGCCACGTCGGCGGTTGGCGTCCGAACCCGTGAGCTGGTCGAACTGCTTGCGGGCCTGGCTGCCGGAGTCGCCGACGGCACGCCGGGCACTCCGAGACTGGATGCGGGGCAGGCCACCCTGGATGGTGCCCGCCTCGAACAGCTCGTCCTGACCCCGGACCTGCCCACGCCGCTGAGCGGTGGCCCGATCCGGGGCCTGGAACGGCTCCTCTGGGATGTTCTCGGGGAACGCCTCAGTCTGGAGCTTCTCGTTCTTGCGAATCTGGCTGGGGCGCTCCACGAACAGTGGGTCACCCTCGTCGACCGGGAGCTGCTTGAGAGACTGCTGGGCGGTCTCCTCGGTGCGGATGGTGCCCGGCCCACCGGCCCGACGCAGACGGAGCTGAGACTCAGCCAGCTCGTCGGCCAGGCCGTCCAGAAGGTCGGCTGCTTCGTTGGCGCCCTGGGCACGCAGGCGCCCGATGGCGCCGTCCACGTCACCACTGTCGAGCCCACGAATGATGTCCCGCTGGATGGCCTGCCGGGATGCGTCGTCGTCCAGGCCCCTGAGGGCCTTCTCAGCCAACTTGGCCAGCACCTCGATGCGGCGGATGGCGTCCTCAGTGCCGATGCCCATGCGGGCGGCGACCTGGGTGGACACCTGTCCGATCTCGTCGGCCACGCTGCGCCCGAACTTCTCGACCAGGCCACGCCGGGTCTGGAACGCATCCCGGAGGCTCTTGACCGCAGGCCGTTCCCGGATGGCGGTCTGAACGGTGCGCTTCCCATCGGGGGCGATGGCTGCGCCACGCCGGGCAGCGCCACGCACCTCGTCGAGCACGCCCAGACGCCGCAGGGGGGCACGTACGGCCTCGCCGGGGAGCAGGGTGGCCCTGCGCCCACCCTGGAACGGGACGGCCAACTGGGCGCCGCCACGGGCACGCTGGGAGAAGCTCTCGAACAGCTTGGGGCCCAGCTCACGGGAGAGCGTGGCCCGCTGGGCGTCATCGAGGATGCCGAGGCCCTGCCGAGCGATCTGCTCGGCGGTGTCCTGGCCAAACTCACGGCTGGCGATACGCAGGCCCTGGCGGGCGGCGCTGCTGCCACCGAAGGAGAGGAAGGTGATGGGGTCGGTGGCCACGGTGCCGCCGAAGTTGAGCACCCCACCGGCCAGCCCGCCGATCCGATCACGTTCACCGAGACCGAGGGCGTCCTGCACGTCCCGACGCTCGCCACGGCCTGTGAGCCCGCCGACGAAGCCAGCGAGCGGGTTCTCTCCTGTCTGGCCGGAGAGGCCACCCAGGGTACGGAGGATGGACTGGGATGGGCGGTCATAGACGTTGAGAGCGGCACCGCCGACGCCCTTGATGCGCCCGAAGAAGCCGGGCTTGGGTCGGTCCAGGCGGGACAGGCCCACCCGATCGAGGTCGTCGTCGGAGAGGCTGTCCTGGAACTGCCGCTGTAGCTTGATGCCCTGCTCCCGGCCTTCGGGAGTGGCCTGGATGCGGGCCAGTGCGTTGGCCAGCTCCTTGGCGGGGAGGAACTCCCGGCCACCCGAGCTGCCGCCCAGGCCCTCGGAGACCTTGACCAGCTTGTCGCTGCCCTCAGACTCTGGTGCCTCGATGCGGCGAGTCGGCGGGAACTTGAGTTCCCCCGCCATCACTCACCTGCTCGGAAGGCTTCAACCCTGGCAGTACGCTCCCGAATGACGGGCAGCCAGCGGTTGAGCATGAACTGCCGGAACCCGTCCGGGATGTCACCGCTCTGGCTGATGTCCTGGAGGACCGAGTTCAGTTCCTGCGCTGTTCCGCCAGCCTTGATCTCGGCGAGGATCTGGGCCTCGAAGCTCTCGAAGCTCTCGGCGTTGTCCTCAACGTACTTGCGGACGCTCTCGGCATCCGGGATGTCCTCGGGAGCGGTGGCGCCACGGATGAAGCCCGCAGCGAGACCGGCGCCAGCACCGGCGCCAATGGGGCCGAGGAGGGAACCGGCAGCACCACCAGCGAGGCCAGCAGCCCCGATTCCGAGGGTACGGCCCAGGCTGCTCCCTGAGTCACGCTCTGCGAGGCCAGTGCCTGCGAGCGCCTGCTCGACGCCGAGAGGCTGGAGACCTTCGGCGAAGAAGGATGATTCCTCACGGCCGAGTTCAGCGCCTGCAACCTCAGTGGCCAGGCGCTCGGAGCGGGTCGTGTTGGCGTCCAGGTTCTCCTCGAACAGCGAGGGATCCAGGCCGGTCAGTTCGGCGATGAGGGCGTTCGTCATTCCGGGCAGTCCCTGGAGCATCTTGGCCTGCTGGAACGGGAGGATCCTGTTGTTGAACTCCTGCTGTGCGAGCTCGGCCTGGCGCTGTTGCTCGGACTCCTCGGCACGCAGAAGGGTGTTGAAGATTTCCTGACGGAACAGCAGTTCCTGGTTGCCGAGGTCCGTGGCGTTGGGGTCAAAGCTGTCCCCGAACACGGCGGCGAGAAGTGCGTCAGCGCTGGACGGGCCCTGGCCCACCGGGAGGATCCCGGCCTTCTGATTGAGGATGTCGGACTGCTGGTCAGGGGCACGCCCCGGAAGGAAGGGGATCTGGTCGGGGATGGACGTCTGGAACCGGCCACCGCCGAGTGCGGCCTCGACGCCCGCTGCTCGCTGGTGATCCTCGGCCTCAAGCGCTCGTGCCCCGCCTGCACGGCCAGACGCACCACCGGCTGCGGTGGCGCCGAGAATACCCATCTGCTCAGTGTCAGTGATGTCGAAGCTGCCCGCCGCAGGGAATACCGGTCGGGGCTGAACGGGGCCTTCGGGAAGTGTCTGGGCAGCAGGTGTCGTCAGCTTGCTGATGGTTGCTGCTACGTCGTCGAAGAATCCCATACCGTCTACCCTACTCGAATCTCGGGATGATGCGCCGCTCGGCGAGCTTGTTTGCCAGATCCTGGCGAATTGACTCGGCGAGTTCCGCCTGACGGCGACCACTGCCGGAGCCGATGCTGCCCCGGCGCTTGTTCAACTCGTCGAACTGCTGTTGCAGGTCGAAAAGGAAGCGGGAGCGGTCACGCTCGACGTCGCCGCCGAACTCACTCTGGGCTCGTTCGTTGCGGCCGGACCGGAGCAGACCACGGTTCTCGAAATCGGCGCTGATGTTGCGGAGCCCACGCTCCTCGGTGATGGCGGTGTCCTCCAGGCGCCGGTCACGGCCCAGCTCCAGCTTGGCCTGCTGCTTGGCAATCGCTGCACGTGCGGAGGCGTTGGATGCGCCCTGGCGCCGCAGGAACTCGATGAAGCGGGGATCCTCCTGGGGGTTCAGCGGGTCACGGGCTCGGGTGAATCTGCCTTCCAGGGGATCCTTGAGGAGGCTGGGGTCGATGCGGGTCGTGGCAGGCTGAGGGCGGACCAGGCCAGGATTGATGCGGGTCTGCCCGGCATCGAACTCCTGGGATGTGATCGTGGTTGGTCCTGTCTCAGCCATGCGCCTATCCTATCAGGTGAACTTGAAGCGCACGGAGATGAAGCCGTCCACCGGATCGGACGCCGGAGTTCCGGCCGGGTCCGGGAACCCCGAGGCGTATGTGTCGGATGTCACAACGGCACGGGTCGGGGTGTTGGTGCCGGAGTTGGCCAGACCGCCCGAGGGGCTGGAGTCCACGCCGAGCACGGCGATGGTTCGGGCCGTGTCGCTCTGGTAGGCGAACCAGTACTGAACGCCCCCGGTGAGAACCGTGGACAGGGAGTTGATCTCGTTGCCGCCAGTGCTTGTGATCGACATTGCGCCGAAGTTCGTGTGCAGGGCGCCGGGCAGCCAGATGCCGGAGACGGCATTGGAGTAGAGCCCGAGCCGGATGTTCCCGCCTGTGGTGACAGAAACGTCGACGGCGATGTCGGTGATCGTGACGTCGAAGGGCATCGAGATGGGGATGTAGTGGACCTGGTTGGCGGCGACGGCGGATGTGGCGTTGGCGTTGGCGTTCAGGCTGGAGTCGTACCAGCGCCCGGCCACGTAGACGAACGGCATCCGCCCGGCGAACACGCCGCCGGAGATGTCGGTCGATACCACCCGGTTTTCCAGGAAGTATTCCAGCTCCTTGTCCCGCTCCTCCAGCAGGGCAATGAGGCGGTCCGTGAAGATGGCGTCGTCGGGGTCGCCAGCGGCCAGCCGACGCAGCTCGTGCCAGCGGGCGCTGTAGTGGAAGAAGTCCTCGTCGGGGGCAGCCATCAGTACCTCGGGGTGTTGGACTTCTGGTCCATGATCACCCGGATGGACTTGATGGTGCAGCCTACGATGTTGTCGATGTAGAGCTGGAACCCAGCGCTGGGGATGTTCCCGCCCGAGGGCCCACCGGAGATGTGGCGGTCACGGATGCCGGTGGCGCTGGCCATGTCGTCGTCCTCGTCGAACGCCTGGTAGGCCACGGGGGTGAGGCTCGTGTCCGAGTTGTTCCGGGCCAGCCGGATCACTCCCACGTCAAAGTGGTTCTGCACCCCGGCGCCGGTGTCCCACTTGGTGAAGTCGACGATCACGTTCTTGACCGTGACCTCCTCACCCTCGGGTGCCCACCACTCGCCGGTCTTGAACCATGCGTCGAGCGGGGTGGCCGAGTTGTCGCCAGGTCCGGCGTTGGTGTCAGACGTGAAGCCGGGACGCTCCAGCGCCGTGTTGTAGGTGTAGAGGCTGGGCGCCACTGAAGCGCCGCCGCCGTTGGACAGCAGGATCTCGCCCTGGCGGTCCGATGCGGACCACGTTCCGATGTCCGTGACGGACCACTCGATTCTGCTCCACGTGTCGTCCCGCTTGAGGAGCGCCCTTGGGCGAGAGGTGACCGGGTCGATGACCTGGAACAGGATCATCAGCTCGTCGTCCTCGTTGGTGTGAAGGACTCGGACTTCTTGCGGCTCGTTGGTGGATCCTGCGTAGTTGCCGTCGAACGTCTTGAGATGCTCCAGCTCAACGATGAACCCGTTGAGCCACTGCGCCGGGTAGTCCCGGTCGACGGGAACGAACCACAGGTCGTCGTTGGGGAGGGAGAGCGCCCGGCCGGGGTAGAACACCCACGGGTGGCGGGAGCCCTGGTACAGACGTCGTAGGCTGTCCTTGGCGTCGGGGGTTCCTCGGTACTCCCAGATGCCGGAGTCCGATGTGATGATGATGAGTGCGTCCTTCATCCACCCGAGGAAGCGGATGGGCGGGCCGAAGCCCACGTCGAAGAAGTTGCTGGCGCCCCACGTGGTGAAGTCGGCCCCGTCGGAGAACCACAGGGTGTTGTCCTCCACTCCGTACAGGCGCTCCCGGAACTTCTGGAGGTGGTACCCCACGGCGGCGGTGGCCGTGGAGAATCCGGTGATGCGGGTCAGTGTGGATGCGTCCTCGGCGTGGTCGATCCGGTAGATGTCATCCCCGGTGGCGATGAGGTAGGTCTGCTCGGTGGCGACCTCTTGCCCCTCCACGTGGTCGAGGGTGGCGGCGAACGTGCCGGTGGCCTGGTCCCAGTCCCCGTTGACGGAGTCATTCACCCAGAGCTGGTTCGTGGCGGTGGCCAACCACCAGTTGGCGCCGGGCGTACCTGCGAAGCCCGCACCCTTGACCAGACCGTTGGGCAGGTCCGTGTTCCGGTACGTCTTGATGCCGGGCCGGGGCCCGATCTCGCCGGAGCGGTAGACGATGACATTGAGGCCGGTGAACTGGTTGGGTTTGGTGAGGTGGGTGGGAGTGTCGCCGAACTCGCCGCCTGAGAAGTCGTCCCACAGGACGATCTTCTCAGGCACGGGAGGACCAGTCGTTGCGGATGCGGATGCGGGGGAATGCGGAGGAGCGGCGGACGTTGTCTCGGACTCGCTTGATCCAGGCGGTGATCTCGGCGTTGGCGACCTGGATGTCTCGCACCTCGCCCTTGCGCATGGCCAGCTTCTTGGCCACGTACATCACGAGCATGTCGTCGTACTCGTTGGGGAGCAGCGGCACGTCGGTACCGGCGCTGAGCGCAGCCTCGGACGTGAAGTAGCCGTGGTCGATCGTGTAGACCGCATCCGGGATGCGGGCCACCCGGATCGAGGTGTCGCCCACGATGGTGTAGTAGGACGGCTGGCCCGTGATCGTGGTGTCGCCCAGGATGCGCCGGATGTCCCGCCCACTACGGAACACCAGCTCGTCCTCGTCGATGGCGAGCCACTTGGTGCGGGTCCAGCGGGTGGGGACGTTGTAGTCCGTGGTCGCAGCCACCGTGGTGTGCGTGGTCTCGGCGTAGAGCCACGGCCAGTCGAACTCCGTGCTGAGCTGCTGTAGTGATGCGTTTATCAGCCTGGTCGGCGTGGTCCCGTCGATGAGCGGGTCCGAGGCGTTGTTTCCGAACACGTCCAGGGCGTTGGTCTTGATCGTGTCGAGGTCTTGTGCCATGCGGCCAGCGTATCAGGTCAGCCCTTCGTGCGGTCACTACCGAACGTGAAGAACTGTTTGCTGGTGACGCCGTGGTGGTGGCCCACGTCCTTGCGCAGACCGTGGTAGACACGCTGCATGGCCTCGGACAGGGCTTCGGCTGCATGGGCGTCCCGAGCGGCCTCGGCCAGATCTCGGTCCTTCACGTCTCTCTCGAAGGCGGACTCCCGGCTGTTCCTAGGGGAGGCAGCGTCCCGCCTACGCAGCACCTCGGGGAGCAGTAGGAGCTGACGGGGATCCCCGGCCGTGTTGATCGTGACGGCGTGCCATTGCCCGTCGGGCCCGTTCCACATAGCGGCCCACCCTCTCGGGGCGTAGCTGGGGTGGTACAGGTCCAGGTTGGGGTCGACCTCTTGGATCATGGTGCGGATGATGTCGTACCCCGGCCCGGTGGCTCGGTGGAACGTCTGGTCCCCGGCTTGGATGGTCTCCTGATGATGCGGCATCGGTTCTCCTATGGAACGGGAAAGGGCGCCCCGTAGGGCGCCCCTAACCGTATCAGATGTCAGACGATCATTCGTCGCCGATGACCATGACGTTGATGGTCATGGCAGACAGGTCGTCAGTCGCCGTGATCTCATCGAATGGACCGGCGTCAGCGCCAGCCTCAAACACCTTGAACTTGGAAGCCGACTCATCCCACTCGGGGAATAGGGCGGTGGCCGAGAGGCCACTGTCCCAGCCCACGATGAGGACTGCGTCAACGGCACTGAACGGAGCCAGCGCTGTGAAGTCCGCAGCCTCTCCACCCGTGGGGTACGAGGCGTCGAGGATGACCTGGTAGATGGCGAACTGCTTGGGGGCAGCTCCGACGGGATCCCGAGTCACCCAGCGGGCGAACTCGGCGTTGATGGTTGCAGCCATGATGGCCTACTTTCTGGGTTGGGTGTTCGGGATCAGACGGAGAAACCGAGCACGAACATCGTGACGGTCTCAGCGGACAGGTCGGCTGCGCCCACCTCATCGAGAGCGGCGCCGTCGGCACCGGCCTCGAAGGCAAGCAGCTTGGAGTTGGTGGCGTCCCAGCTCGGGACGTAGCCGATCGGGAGGCTGGAGTTGAGGCCAACGACCACCGGGGTGATCGAGGCATTCCAGTCGAACTCGGTGAGGAGTGCGATGGACTCGCCCCCGCCCGTGGCGTAGGCGCCATCGTGCGTGACTTCGAGAATGCCGTAGAGCATGTCGCCGACGGCGCCCTGTCGGGTGACTACAGTTGAAACGGCCATCAGGCACGCCTTTCGTTCGGGGGTCTATGAAGATCGTGACAGGCTTGACTGGGCCTGTCAATAGCGAAAGCCCCGGCCTTTCAGGGCCGGGGCTTTCAGTACCTGCTACCGCACAGCAGGAGGTCTATCAGCCCTCGGTGATCTGGGTGATGACACCGTGGGAGTTGCGCTTGTCGGTGGCAAGCTCGTGGAACTTGAGCATGGCAGCCTCGTACGCCGCAGCGTTGGAGACACGGGAGAGGACGCCGCCGTCCTCGTCCATGAAGTCCCAGTCATCGAGGACGAACTCGATGAGGTGGCTGGAGTTGAGCACGTAGGACGTGTTCTCGGGGCAGAAGCGGTCGACCATGAAGGCGACCGTGCCACGAGGTGTGGTGATCGACGGGGCCTTGAAGCCGCCCGCAAGTTCCAGAGGATCGCCGTCAAAGCGCTTCTGGCTCTTGAGACCGGCAGCGTAGCCACGCTGCACACCGAAGCTGGTGAGGATCCAGTCTGGATCTTCTCCACCTTCAAGGAACACCTCGTCCATTGCCGTCTCGAACAGGTTGTCCGTAGCTGCCCGGTTGTTGCTAGCCGAGTCGACGTAGGAGACCCACTCGGGATCGTTGGTCGGGTTGACGTTGAACAGGGTGCCCGATGCGGCCACGATGTCCTGGAGCCCGGTGATCTCCTTCTGACCGACGCCAGCCGTGTCGCCGCCCGAGCCGTGTCGGAACACACGGTCCGTGGTGGTGACCGCAACACCGGAGATGGTGCCTGTGACCGTGAGGGTCTTGGCGGTCTTGTTGACCGCCGTGATGACCAGAGCCGTACCCTTGAGGGTCGGGTTCGCCACGGTGCCCAGGTCGATGGTCATGTTCTTGTAGAACTGACGCATCTGGGTCTTGGTGGTCGTGGTCGCCAGGGTGATGACGTTGGCAGCCTCGGAAGCGCAAGCTGCGATGACGCCGTCGGAGGTGCCGAACACCTGACGGGACACATCGAACTTGGCGTCGTTGACGATGCCCTTGGTCTCGAAGTCGACGGTACGAGTGAACGAACCCTCGTCGCTGGCCATCGCCTTGATCGCCTTGACGGTGACCTCGATGCGAGCGGTCTGCATGTAGACGTCGATCCGTTCCTCAGCGGAGCGCTGGTGACCGGCCTGGGCAAGAGTGCCAGTTTCGGCACGGGCGCCGACGCCGCTGGAGCGACCGGTGTGGAGCGAGAGGACGGCACGCCGACCCTCGATGTCCTCGGTGTTGCGGGACACGCTGTTGAGAATGTCCATGCTGTTGTTGATCTGAGAGCGCATCGTCGGGAGGTAGAACTCCTTGAGTGCTGCGTCTGCGTTGGCGGTGGTCTGAGACATGATGCTTGGCCTCCTGGGGCCTCGTAGGGTTGGGGTTCACTTCGGTAGCGGCTGCGGGATCTACCCTCGCTGCGGGCTGCCGTGGGCACCTGGCCAACTGGCATCATGTGGGGACACTGGGCACCTGGCCACTCGTCCTCAGCTCCATTGTATGCACAAAGGCCCCGAGCTTCGCAACTCGGGGCCTTCGTCTCGGTCTATGGGCTGGTCAGGATGCGTCACCGGCCTTCGCCTTGAGCCACTGGCGGACTTTGTCCGATGTGGCCTTGGAGTCTCCGACCCAGTCCTGGGCCTCACCGGCAGGCGGGGGTGTACCGGCCTGGCGGTTGTGGGTGGGGAACTTGACGCCCTTGGCCTTCTGGTCAGCGACGAAGGCGTCGATCTGGGCCTGCTGCGAGGCACGGTACTTGGCGATGGCGGCGGGCATGTCGAAGTCGTTGCGTCGTGCGACGACCATCACCGACTCCCACTCGACGGTATCTTCCTCGAAGCCAGCCTCGGACATCTCGGCTCGGATCTCCTTGACCCGTGCGTCGACCGCAGCCTTGCGGGCCGACTCGGCCTGTGCGGCCGCAATCAGCTTCTGCGCATCCTCGGCACCGAATGCCGCTGGGGCTTCCTCGCCTTTAGGCGCAGGAGCGGACCCTGGCGCATTGCCCGGTGTCTCGCTCACAGGCGCTGGGGCTTCGCCGCCGTTGAGCTGTCCGGCCAGGTAGGCGAACTCCTCAGCGGCCTTGGCCCGGACCTTCTCGTCCGGGCTGGCTGCCATTTTCACGACCTTGAGCAGGTAGTCCTGCTCCTGGGCGCTGTAGCCCTCGAACGAGTCGGTGTACGGCTTCGACTTGACACGGTGGCCAGCGGCCTCGTCGTTCGCTTTCTTGATGGCTGCCCGGACCTTCTCGGGGTCGCTGTGCCAGTCGTCACCCTCGGGCTCGGCTGGAGCCTCGGGTGCAGGCGGATCGACCAGCGGTGTGCCTGTCGGGGGAGTGGTGGGTGGAGTTGACAGTCCTTCGTCAACTGCGGCTGGATCAAGTTCGGGCATGTCGCCCTCCTACGGTGCGGTAGCGGTCAGAACAGTGGCGGGGGTGCCACAGGAGGAAGGGTAGCATCACTTGGCGGTCCGGCGCCGAGTCCGCCCCCACCGAGGAGTTCCTCGAAGCCCGGAGGCAGCGGAGATTCCTCGGGGGTCGGCACCGCAGCCAGGCCCGGTCCGCCGATGTCCAGCTTCGCCTGCATGCTGCCAGCCTCACCAGCAGCCAGGGTGGAGTGGGCTTCGATGTGGAGAGTCACAACGTTCCGCTCCTCGGACGTCATCAGCTCGTACGCCTCGGACATGCGGAAGATGTTGTGTTCCTGGATGTGAACAGCGTGGTCGTCATAGTCGGCCGGGTGCGTGCCCTTCCCGGTGCGGAAGCGGTGATTCTCCCGTCGGGCCCGAGCGATCTGCGGGTGTACCTTCTGTAGGATCTGGTCAGAGTCGGCCAGCTCGGCAATGGTGAGGAACTGGTCTATGGTCTGGATGAGACCGCCCGCCTGGAGATCCTTGGCGAGCTGGAGCTGAGCCGCTCGGTTGCGGGGGAGGATGCTCTCCAGCGGAACCTCGGGGTGCGTCTGGCCGAGAAGATCCTTGCCGGTCCACTGTGTGACTGTGGGCGGCTGGCCCGGAACAGAGACAGTGCTCTCTCGGGTCTCGGTGACGTTGTCCTCCAGGAGCATGAGCACCATGCGGGCCATCTTCGAGAAG